CCGGATTTGAAACAGAATTCTTTCTTTTATTTCTATCCTTTTCGATTTTATCTCTTTGCTCTTCCATCATCTTATCTCTCATCTTTACGAATTCAGAGTTATGCTTTAGAAGTATTTCTATCTCAGACATCGGCATATCTGCGATTTCTTGATAAGAGTATTTACCTTCAAGGATAATCACAATATTATGAAGAAAACCTACATGTTTGTCTCCATCTTGTTGTATAAAGAAAGAATCAATAGCTCTAAACCCTCAACCCTCGTGTTATTTAAAGCCTTACAAGTTTGAGAAGCACAAGTCCAGTTTCCTGTAGTTATATTTATTCTTTCTTTTACAAACTCATCTTCTATAGTCTTTTCAATTACTTTAGAAGTAGTTTCTTCAAGAGATAGCATAGCTTCTACCATTACATCTACCCCGTCAACATTAGCATCATAAGACTCTTCTAAGAACTCTTCGCTATCCCAGTTCTTATCATTTCCTTCAAATGTATATGTATCTATCTTATTAATATAAGAAAGTAGTATACAAGCAGATATAGTTTTAACAACATCTGGATTTTGTAAGTTATATACGAAATCAAACTTAGTATCAATAGATTGATATTTTAAAGCTTCTGGTATAAGTTGTGCAAATGTTTCACATACATAAGATTTAATAGCTTCTCCTAATGCTATATTAGATAGTAGTGATGGGTTATTTAAAGTTATAACTACTCTTGCATCTTTATCTTTAACTTCTATTATCTTATTAGCTAAAGATTTTGCTATACAAGTTTCAAAGTCATCAGACTCTTTGTATGATAGTTTAAGAGTATCATCTATCTCTTGCATAGCCTTTATGAATTGCTTTTTGATATCAAGCTTAATAGTTCCTTTAGTTCCACAAGTTGCACACTCAACTCCGTATGGTACTTCTTGTATAGCATTAGCTGCTGCTCCTGCAAGATAGATATAAGATAAATCATCATAAGATATATAGTTCATTAAAGCATCTGTAGTTATATCTTCTCCGTCAGCACATAATGGTGTACTTCTTTCAAGTATAGCCTCTACTACTCTTTTCTTAATCATTATATCTTGACTCATTTGAGTAAGTCTTACAATCTCAGTTATTATTGCTGGTTGATGTATTTCAAATACATTAAGCTTCAAGTTTGAGTTAGGTAAATATACTTCAACAGAGTTTCCTCTTTTTTGTCTTGATAGTAATTTCTTAACTTTATTTTCCTTTGCTCTTTTATAAGAGTTTAAAGGCTTTTCTGAATATTTAACATAAATATTCTTATCTCCTATAACTTCAGCAAGAGAAGGTTCTCTTGTAAACTCTTCATCTTTATCAATTACTTTAGGAGCTACTTGTGGTTGTGGTTGACTTGGAGTTTCAATTACTTCAGATTTAACTGCAGTATCTACAACTACTGTATCATCTATTTTATTATCAACTAATTTATCCATAGCATTTTCAGCAATAGTTCCATCTTCTTGGACAGTATGTCTCATATCTCCAACTGTACCTTCAGCTTCATCAGCTTTAACAGCTCTTGCAATATCAAGAAGCTTTATATAAGGTATTTCATCTATTTCTTCATCTGTATACCCGTGTCTTCTTAATACTTCTACAGCTTCATTTCTATCTTTCTCTGTATAAGCCATATAATCTTCAAGTCCTGTATCTAAAGCACTATTTATCTTATTTACTTCATCTTGGTCAAGATTTGGTATTATACCTCTTTCTGAACCTTGTTCTTGTGCAGTTCTTTGCATATTTAAAGTAAGTGCTCTTGCTTCAGAAATATCAATTACTTCAATATGTCTTTTATTAGGTACAGGTTGTGTATCTACATTTACTTCTGTTGGTTGCACAGGTTGTGCAGGTGTATACTCCTCATTTACTGGTGTAGACGCAAGTTCTGTTAAACTAGGTCCTTTTGGTACATCAGGTATTTCATTTTGTCCTAATGTTTTAGAAAATTCCGCTAAGCTCATTTTGTTTTCCATTTATAATTCCTCCTTGTTTATTTAAAAAAGTTTTTACCATCAACTATATTTACACTGACTTGTGTATCATATCCATCATCAAATAACTGTACCTTTTCTCCAGTTATAAGAGTTATCTCAATAACTGAAATAGATTGGTCTCCAGTTATCTCATCACTTATTGGATATAAAGATACATCAGACACAACTGGATAATCACAATATGATGATATTTGTTCTTGTAAATCCATTTGCTGTCTTGCAAGTTCTTTTGAGTTCATAATGAAGTGTCTTCTTGAATGTAAGTTATAACCCATTTTAGGCATTTCCGGTATAGTACCCGGAACCATAAGTATCAGATTTATTAAAAAGTTTACTACACTTCTTATATCTTCATATCTTTCATTTGTATTAAATTCAGATAGTCTCATAGGGGTTTCTATAACAGACTTAAGATTTAAAACACCGGTCTTTACAACTTTCATATTACACCTCCTATCTTTAAAACATCCCTTTATCGTGGTGTTTTGGAACATTTTTGTAAGAAATAAAGGTTTACAGAAAGGAGAAGAACTATGACTGAGAAACAAAAAGCGTTTCATGAAAGAAATAAATATAGGAAGAATATAGGTAATTGTGTTATCTGTAAGAAGCCTACTACTTGGAACGAAGAGAAAGGAAGATATGATAGATTTTGCTCAGATGCTTGTGTTAAGAAATATGTAGAGATAAGAAATAAAAGAGTTCTTGATAAGTACGGTACTACAAATCTTGCAAGTATTCCTGAGTTTCAAAAAGATAAACTTATGGCAAATAGAGGTATAGCTAAGACTTATACATTTAAAGATGGGGGTAGAAAGATAGTTCTATCGAGTATTGAGTATCAAATACTTGAGTATTTAGATGGTGCTGGATATACTTCGGAAGATATAGAAGCACCAGCAAGTGTTGTAATACCTTATAGATTTGAAGGAAAGAATTTAAACCACATTCCCGATATATTCGTAAGACCATTAAATCTTATTATATCAGGAAAAGATGGACTTGATAATCCTAATATGAGTCCACACTTCTTAAAGGATAGAAAGAAGAATATTGCTATCTTTAAAGAGATACTTGATAACTATAACTTTAACTATGTACAAGTAGAAGGAGAAAGAGAAGTTAAAGCACTTGAATCTACAATGATAACTATACAAAAACTTATGAAGAAAAATGGTAGGGTGGTTATACCACCAAGAATTGATTTCGCTTTATACAGTGAATCTATGAGACATATACAGCATGATGATGCCATGTTTAGATACTTTAAAAACTTTGTTGTATATAATAGAAATGGTGGGGGTTTATTAACAGCATTTTTTATAGATGATTGTATATATTATGGGACAGTGTATACAAGAGTCAATAATATGCTTATAGGCTTTGATACAAGAAATGATGAAGAGTTTAGAAAGAATGCTACATTATTTTATGCTGGTGGAGAAGAATCAGGATTTGACTTAAGAGCAATAAATGCTTTCGATAGAAATACGTCTATATTATCAAGTATAGCTTATTCTGTACTAGGAGCTGATGTAGTTGAGAATGATGCTATAACTATAGATAAATGGATTGATATGTTTAAAGATAGATTTGAATTTGAAAGTCTTGACAATGCTATAAAAAGAGCCGAAAGAGCAGACGCTTATGATAATCTTTTAAATATAGATTTACAAACTCTGCAGTGTATAGCTTACGATATACAAGAAGGCAATTTTGATAGGATAGAGAAGATGACTCCTGATAGTAGTGAGAAAGCTTATCTTGACATACTTGTCAAAAAGGTTGAAGATGTGTGTAGTCCAAGAGGTGATAATAATGAGTGAAATAATAAAGATGATAGCTGAGTCTGAGCTTTTTAATCCTATCAAAAAGACTACACTGTATTCGGAAGCTGCAACTGAAAAAGGTATGGTTCCTATATATGTAATACTTACATCTGGAGATAGCTTAATGTCTAAGATAATAATGGGATTTACAAACTCAAAATACTCACATGCTACTATAGCTATGAACTATTATGAAACTGTATCTATGGGAACTACGTCTAAAAACTATGGGGTTGCAGTTGAATCTATATTTGAATTTCCTGATAGATGGAGAAATAAAGAGATGAAAATAACCCGTAGATATATTCCTATAGATATCTATGAGAAGATGGTATATAATATTGAGCAATTCAAAATGAACTACAAAAGAATAGATTATTCATTTGGGAAGTTATCAAGATTTGTTAAATGGTTACCTCATAAAAGAATAACAAGTTACAAAAATCAAACTTCTTTTATATGTTCCGAATTCGTTGCTCTTATACTATCTAATATAACTGACTTTAATAATAAGCTTAAAAAGAATGTAGGAAGAGGTAGTAGATTTATAATATCTCCAAAGGAAGTAGAACTTAAGATAATGGATACATTTGAGACTATTTATGAAGGTTCTGTATTTAGTGTACCTATGGAATTATTATATGAATCTGATAAGCAATATATTAAGGTTAAGAAAACTATTGTTGAGAGATGTAAGCAAAGACTTAAAGAAGATATGGAAAAATTGAAAGTTGGAAAACAATATGCTGAAAATGAACTTCCATCTATATGGAATTCACCGGCAGTCCTTTCTGCAAAACTTAAGGCTTTGAAAGAAGCCGAAAGAGTGTTCTTAGAGGATACTTGCAACATTAGTATTTTTTAATATATATTATATCAGTGTAGCAACGAACTACAATAATAAAAAATCAAATTTAAGGAGGAACAATTATGAACAAGTTTATTGTTAAGAAACCACAAGGAAGAGTGGTGATTGGTAGTATTAGTGAAAAGGTTAATGATATCATTGAAAACGCAAAGAGTTCTCAATTAGACATCGGTCTTACACCAAAGGTTGATGTGAACGGAAAAGTCTACGACTTTGAATCTTCAAGAGGATTCATTCGTAGAGAAACTAGAAAGTACAGATTGTTTGACAGAGTCTTAGAATTGGAAGGTACTGTATATGGTATCGACAAGAATGAAAACACTGGAAAATACAGTGCAACATTCTTTCAACCTGACTTTGCGTCACCAGATGAAATCACTGGACAAAAGGTATCTGTTGATGAAGTTCTAAAGAGAACTTTTGAAACTATGAGAGACCTTCATCAACTTATGCTTGATTTAAAATACTGGGAAATCCCAGCAAGATGCTTGTCTGATGTTGCAAATAACGGAACAGGAGCTATTGAATACAAAGGTTTCGTAGGGTTAGATTATGCTTTCGGACTTTTAACAAATGAAGATGTTAAGTTTACAAGATTAATGTCAATGCAATATGAAGCGGGAGAAAGAGATATTGCAAAAGACTTAATCAATATGCTTACTGGAGAAAACCTAGACGCTGCAACTGTAGTACCTACAACAACAGCTGCTTCTGCATACGTTAGTGGAAACGATATAACAAGCGTATTCACTGATATCAGAAAGCCACAATCATTCGGAACTAAACTTACTGCACACGGTACAGTGCAAACACCTAAATTTGCATCTGTATTCGGTGGAGGAAATGCTAGAACTGAAGCTGGGGAAGACGCCATCAAAGGTGGGGCTTTCAAAGGCTTAAAGAAAAAATAAAATAATTGGCTGGGGTTTCCCAGCCTTTATTTTTAGTTTTCAAGCACTTTATAAACAATTTTTTAAGGAAAGGAGCTGAATATAATGAAATTCAATGATAAAGATATAGATAAAAAAGCAGAAGATATAAACCTTAAAGTATATGACCCTCGTGAAGCTACAAGGGAAATATCAGAATATTTCGGTGGGACTGGTATCACTAAACATCACCCACAAGTCTTAAAATTGATTAGTGATTATATGACAAGAAACGCAGATGCCTTGTCAACTCCACTTCTTGAAGTTGTAGTGTTTGGAAACGGAGAAAGAAGAAAGTTTTTACAAGCCTATAATATAGATGAGGGAGAGTTTAGAGCATTTGCAAGAACTCACAGAATTTTAAAGCTGGGTTGGGATACACCCAACGACCCGTTATCACTTGCTCTTTTACTATCATTTCTACATACAGGTAAAAGAGAGTTCTTGGAGTTCTTAGGTGTTAAGTTCTTAACTGGACTTATGTATAAATACTATACGAAAAACGGTAGTTTGAATCCGGGTATAATGAGATTCATTTTGTATGGTGTTAAAGATGGAAAACCTGTAATGTCTCAAAAGTATTTACTTAAGTCTGAAGGTAGCTCTGTAGGAATGGTAAAGGCTGTTATGAGAACCGTCGCAGAAGATTTCATTCAAACTAAATTCAAAAAAGATGAGCTTTTAATAGATGATGTAATAGTATACATTCTTATGTCTATAAGAACTCGTATGAATCTTAATATGCGTGGAGTAAGAGATTTATATGACCAATACAAGAATGAGAGAATGTATGACCAAAAAGATATATTGAATGAAGATACTAATATTACAGTAGAGAATGAAACTGTTAAGATTGCGTCTTTAAAAGCTTCAATATCTGAAAAGATAAACCGTGGTCTTGATATGAACTTAATTAAAAGAACTAATAACTTATACTATTATGAAGAGTTTAAAGTAGTATATGCTGACCACTTAAATGATGTAATAAACTATTGTCACTATCTAGTAGACTTCTATGCTGAAAAAGCACCGTCACTTTCATTTGAAGCAATGAAAAGAAACTTTGTTTCTGTAGTGAATCGTGCTAAAGGTATTGATGATACTTTCCCTGAACAAATGAAATCGGAATATCAAATAAGAGGAAGAGAATGGTCAAGAGCATTCTCAAGATTCCATATCGTTTTAATATACGATATAATAATAAGAATGGATTAGGAGGGACTTACAATGGCGAATAGCAAAATTGAAAAGTGTAAAGAAAAGCTATTACAAGGTCTTCTTATAGCAGAAGGTGGAAACGTAAAAGATGCACCAAATTATAATCACTATAAGTTATACTTTGATGCAATGGATGATAAGGAATTTATAGACTTTGTAAAAGGTGGAGTAATGAGAGTAAAGGTACTTCCACTTGAACAAACTTTCAAGCTAGAAGACATAGTTAAATCTATGAAGACTGTGCTTGGTAGAAACTTTGAAGAAAAGGTTACTCTACCATTTATGATGGACGACCCCGATATAGGAACTTTAATATCAGATAAGAAAGTAATGATATTGAGATTACCTACAATAAAGCTTATGCAAACAGCATTAGGTGAAAATAGACACGCTGAAACTACTACTATGAGAGATAAATCAAACCAAGTTGTAAACCAATCTAAAGGTGCTGGAGTTTCAGATATGGAAGTTGCACAACTTCTTGCAGCAGGATATGATAATACTATTAAAGAATTTTATACATTTAGAGCTGATAATGATATAGCTAAGAATGAAGCTTATTCTAATATATCAAGAACTGGTAGAACTAATATACCAGAAGCACCAGATGAAGGTAAAGTTGCTTTAAAGTATATTACTGCGTGTTATGTAGGAATGGGTATAGACCCTGAATTTATAAACTTAGAAGAGAATTATGATAAAGTGATTGGGAGGTTAGAAAATGGAAACTAATAAAAATGCAAAGAAAGCAAGAGTTTTAAAAGCTCTATCGATATTTATGCTGATAATAATGGCTATGAATTTTATTATGGCTTATATGGTAGCAAGACATTCATCTGGAAAAGAATTAGATAGATTAAGAGAAGAAGTAGAAGCTTTAAGATATGAACTTAAACTTGCAAAAGAAGAAAACGATAGTCTATCTGAAAGAATAACTTCAGTAGAAGTCGTAAGTAATACAAATAAGAAAATGATAGTTGGAACAAGTGATGATATCAAAAAAACTTGGGGAAGTGTTGTAAAACCAACTGTACCAGTTAAAACTGAAGATAAACCTGTTCCTCCTAAGAAGGATACAAAACCAGCTGTAGTACCAGCTAAGAAAGAAGTAAAACCTGTACCAGTATTACAAGATAAGAAAGATATAGATATAAAGAAATATGAAGCTGAAAAGTTTAGTGTGCCTAGCAATAATACTAAATCAAAGCATATTGAATTTGCACCTAAAGGATATAAAGATGTAGAGACTGATATAATAAGAGGAACTCTTAAAATACCTGATTCTCCACCACTTGCTCTAGGTAAGAAGAAACTTATTGAGAAAAAGATAGTTGATAAAATAGATACACCTAAAGATGAAGAAGAAGCTATCGTAGTTATAGAGGAAGAAGAAACTCCTGCACAGAAGCCTAAATCAAATAAGATTGTCAAATATGATATAATAATAGCTAAAGCTAAATCTTATGGTACTGATGTATCTTATCTTGATTATGAGTTCTTAGATTATGTATTTGAAGAAGCTGATAAATATAATGTAAATCCTTATGTAATATTAGGAATAATATCAGGAGAATCTAATTTCTATGCAAGAGCTAAAAATAAGAAGTCATCAGCTACTGGACTTGCACAAATGGTCGAAGGTACAGGTAAATACATTCATACAACTGTACTTGGGTACAAAACACCATATAATCATGAATCACAAAAAGACCCTAGAGTTAGTATAAAGTATATGCTAGGATATTTTAAATACTTAAAGAAATATAATTCGTATGATAGTGCTTTAGGAGAATATTGTGGCTCTAAATCTTATTATTCTAAAACTTATAGAAATAAGTTAGTTAATAATATGGTAGCCTTAGGACTAAGTAAAGCTGAAGCTGATGCGATATTAAGAGGACAGATAGTTTAAAGAAAATGTGGGATTACCCACATTTTCTTATTTTTTGTAAAACTCTCAATTAGTTTAATTAAAGGAGGAGAACAATATGGATTATTTAAAAGGAAAATTAGAACTTGTGAAAGCACGTAATGTAGAACTTACTAAAGGGAATAGTGGTATTGTAGAAAACTCAGCTAGAATTATGGAGTATTCTCAAAGACATTTATCAGCATTTGCAACTGATGATAGAACTAAAAGGTTTATAAATGTTATAATGGGATGGACTGCAAATATACTAAACAATGCTACATCAAACAATATCACTCTTTTAAATTTAGAAGATAATATGAAAGAAGTATATAAATGTATAGCTGAAATGGAGAGTGAAAAGAAATGATTTATAAATGTACAGATTACGACTATGTCAGTTTAAAAGGTTATACCCACGATATGGATGTAAATAATTTTAATGTCATACAAAAGGCTAGTTATTTGATAACTGATTGTCTGGAATTACAAACTGATGAAAATGAACGTGCGATAAATAGAATGATACAAAATTTACAGGAGATAATAAAGGCAATAAATGAAAATGACAAGATGAGAATTGAGATAAATAAAATACTTGGTGATTTTAAACAAGGAGTGAAATAATGGAACTTAAAGAAGCAAAAGAACTTGGTATGAGTGAAGAAGAAATACAAGCAATGGCAGAACTTGAGATGAAGATAAGTTCTGATTTGGATAATGAACTTAAGCAGTATCAAAAGGTAAGAGAAAAGAGAGCAAATTTCGATATGAATAGAGTTTGCTATCCTACAGGATTTACTACTGTAGATTTTTTCCTAGGAAGAAATAATCCTAGTAGAGTTAAAGAGGGAGAAATAATAAAGAATAGAGGATTAAGAGACGGGGTACTATTTACAATAGGTGGTACTACACATAAAGGGAAATCTGTATTTGCAATGAATGTTGCTGGTAATATAGTTCGTCCTTTTATACAAAAAGGGTTACCATCTTGGATAGAATACTTTACTCCTGAAGAAGGGTTAGAAGCTGACTGGATGCAAGTATGCTGTGGACTTGGTAATGATGCTATAAGAAATAACCTTATAAGAATTACTCATAGACACAAAGTTAATACATCTATTGAAGGGCTATTTAAGCTTGTAATGGACTTATATAAGCTTAAGACTGAATCTCCTGATAAGTTTATGTATGATACAGTTAATATGGATGGAGAACCAACTAAGAAGTTTGTACCTACTGTACTTGTAGTAGACTCTTGGACACAACTTCGTTCAAAAGCACTTGATATAAAAGATGAAGCGTCTAATACATTCCACGCTAGAAGAAATAATATAAACGGAATGTTTTTGGAACAAATGAGACCATTTATGCTCGAAGCAAATATTATGCTATTTGCAATAGTACATGTGGGAGAAAAGATAGGAATAGATGTAATGTATTTGCAAAAGTCTTATTCGGTATTAAATGCTAAGGTTAATATATCAGGTGGTAAACAACTTGAGTTTGAAACTGAATTTGGAATAGTTCTTGATAAATACAAATATGAGAATGCTCAAAAGCTTGAAGATGATTTAGGACTTAAAGTTCCTAACTCTAAGACAGTTGAGTGTACTGTATATAAGTCAAGATTTGCTATGCACGATAGTACAACCAAATTCAATATAGTATCAGACCCAAATTATGGATTTAACCCACTTATGTCTTTAATGGTAGATATGATGACAATACATTCGGTTCTTGAAGATGCTGGTTCATATAAATACCTAAAAGGAGATAAGGATAATAAGTTCTATAGAAAGGACTTCTTCCCTAAGTTTATGGAAGATAAGGACTTTAGAGCAAGAGCCTTAGAAGCTTATGCAACAAATTTTGAAAAGTATACAAAACATGTGGACAATTTAGCAGAAGTAACTAAGATGAGAAATATCTTAGATGTAGTTTTTTAGGAGTTGATGATTGAGAAATGTTTCATATTACAAACACGAAGAAAGCAAAAGAACG